CTTCCGTGTAGTGCAAGGCACGGGGCACACCATCCCAGGGCTGATGATACCATCCCACCAGCCAGTTCCATTCCGGTGACAGGCCGCCTATTTCTTTGTCCTCCAGCCAAGAGAATCTGTGCAGTTGCTGGCCGGTCGCGCCATTGATATGGAATGGAGTGAGCCATCGGTTCTTGGGGTGGCCGCAATTGAACAGGACCATGCTCGACCAGTTCTTGCGTGGATAGTATTCCTGCCGCTGGCCATCCATCTTGATGGTGTTCTGGGGCCTATAATCGTGCTTGACCAACATCACAGCATAACGATCATCTGCTTGATCAATAAGATCTTTGATGTCTCCCAGCCATAAGAAATCACAGTCGCAGAAGACGGCCCAGCCTTGGTAGTCCATGAGCCGGGGCACAAGGAAACGGGTGAAGGTGAACTCGGTGCTGCTCTGGCTGTCGCGAGGTCTTGTGTACAACAGGCGTTCGCGCAAGTCATCCTGCTTCAGCATCTCGATGTCCACTGGTATGGTGCTGTTCTTTTCCATGCTGAATTCACACACATCGGCCGCTATGGGTTCCCGGCTGTCCCATCCGATGAATATCTTGACCTCATCATTCATGGGGCCACCAGTTGCCGTTCGATATCGTCTTCTTCGCATCGATCACCATATTGTATCTCCACGATCTTCAGCGGGTTGGGATCTTCGTTTATCAGCTGATGCCATTCATTGGTATCGATGTGTATGTATTCATGCAGTCCGTATCGTCCGCGCAGGTCCATGTCCGTGGATCGATCCAGGGTATAGACCGTGGCTTCACCTGCGGCCACCAGCCAGAACTCCGCGCGACCCTGATGCCGTTGCATGCTGAGTGCTGCACCAGGATCCACTGTGAGTTCTTTGACCTTGACTCCTGGTCCCTCGTGCAGCACGCGATAGTAACCCCAGGACCTGCGTGTCTTGGGCGCTTTCCATTCTTCCAGTATCCATGAACTGGAATTGGCTTTGTTCTCGCCCCCTACCCCAAACCGGAATTCAATGTTGCCATCGAGCACATCCTGCTCGGGAATGTTTTGGGTGGTACGATCACCACCGTTAGCGAAGATGATGCGATCTTGCGGATAGCTCTGCCTGACCATCTGGATGGCGTTTTTGGCCGAATCGTCTTGATCATTGAATTCGATCACGTGATCCACGCCCCTCATGGCCCGCATGATGGAGGATCTTTCACGCGCGGGCATGAACGCCCGGCCTTTCTTGCGCTCCAGCCAGGCATCTGAGTTCACGCCTACCACCAAGATGTCTCCCAGGGCCCTGGCGGCCGCTAGGTAGGCCAGATGACCCGAGTGCAAAGGGTCAAATCCCCCGGTGATCAACACTACGTTCTTCATGTCTTCTCCACTGTCAAATCGTAATTGTGTCCTTTGACCCAGTGCCATTTGTCGGTCTTGTCAACGACAGACACCGTCTCATGCGTGATTGTTATCTGCATGTGCCTGACGATCTGCTCGCGCCACCAGTCGGGAGGCTGCACGATCAGATGCGCGTTCCGGCCGTCGGGCAGGTTTTTCTTTGCAGGGTAGCAGGCGATCCTGAAAAAGCCCACACGCTCGATCTTGGATCCTATCAAGGCCAGATTGTCGGCCAGGTGCTCGGGTTCGATGTGCTCGATCGCATCAGTTGAGATAACGGCATCAAACCGGCGAGGTGGCATGACCGAGTACATGGCGTTACCAGGATCATAGCCCCAACACAGCACTTCTGGATAGTGGATCTTGATCTCGCGGATCAGCGCGCCATGGCCGCAGCCAAAATCCAACACGGTCCGGGGCTGATGTTGTCGTATGAAGGGCTCTACCAGCCGCAACTGTTTGGCCCCGTTATCAAACTTGCCGCCCGCATGCATGGCCTCCATCTGGGCTTGATATTCTTGGTTGATCAGTGTCATAAGCGGAACAGTTTGTGTGATTGATGCGCGTCAATGTTTATGTATCGGCGCACGCAGTTGGCGCCGATTCTTGGCGTGACCCCGTGCAGGGTATCTTGCGTGTTCAAGAACAGGATCATGTGATTGGCACGATAGGGCACAGCGCCGGCCGCCACCACATGATCGGCTTGAACCTCCCGGATACCCGTGAATTCTGGGCGTTCGACCGTCTTACGGAACACTTGGATGTCACCACCTGAGCTGGTGTCCTCGGGCCGGCGCATGTACAACAACCCAGCGAAAAGCTCACGGCTGTTATCCAGGTGCGTGGTACGCACCGTGGTCTCTTGCTGTCCGTTCAGCACGAACTGCACCTCAAGGGCGATGGCGCCGGGTTGGCTGGCGCCAGGACCTTGGTGTCTGGCCACCACTTCAGCGTCCTTCCATGCGGATTGGTAGGCAGGATAGTAGCGTGCTATGGCCGGAGCAAACAGATCCAGCACGCGATCCTTATATTCTCGGCTGTTATGATAGGTCACAAAGTCCTGCCACAATGGCGTGATAGTTCCCGGTTCGAATTCGTGTTGCCGATAACGCCGCGCTTGGAAATGAGTCTTTCCATCTTGCATCATGTGCTGTTCTGGATATTGCGCTACCAGTTGATCATAGAGCGACCAAGGCAATGCCTCCCGGATCCAGAAGTATGGGCAAGGATCCTGTATGAGATCATCCTTGGTTATGGTCTGCGTGACATCAAGGTTCATCGTGTGGGTCTCCAGGTCGCGGGGTCTTGTCCCTGGAACGAAACCAACCCGGCATGTTCAAAATCATAGTGATCAGGATCTGTGACTATCACTGCCTGGCGGCTGCCATCCATCTGTTCAAGATCCCAGATATGGAACTGTTGCTGGATTTCCCAGAGATATTGATTCACGCCCCTTAGATCAGCATCATCAAACACCGTGACCAGGCTGTGCTTCAGTTGTTGATGATCCCATTTCACTGTGTCATAGCTGTGGCCGCCGTCAATATAGGCCCAGGTGGCTGTGATAGGTTCCAGCGTGTGTCGTGTGTCACCGCGTATGAGTTCAAAAGACATGGCAGCATATTCTTTCTGCAGCCTTTCACATACCGCTTGGCAGCGTGCTAGATCACCAAATCCTTTGCCATTTTGCTCTCGACAGTCACTGTCATGGTCGGCCATGTCGAAAAGATCGTAGCCCTGTAAATGTAGTGTCTGGCACCTGGCCATCAATCTTGTTACCAGAGCACCTATGCTACGACCACGATGGGCTCCAGTCTCTACATATACAGCATTGATCTGGGCAGGCACAGCCTCGAACGCCCGAGCAGTGCGTTCGAGATGTCGGACCTTACCGGTTAGAGTCTGCGCGACATCAAGATCCATCTGCAACTCCGGGTTTGTAAAACGGCTTCACGTCATCTGGAGACAGTTCGCGACCATGGAGCCACAACTGTCTGTAGGCCTCCAGAGGCCAGTGTTTCTTTCTCTTGGTTTTCATGTGCCGGAACCACTCTCCCAACCAGTGTCCGTGTATGGGAGTGCTCTTTTTCCTGTGGCATTGAGATCGTAGATTGACATGATCCACTTTTTGTGCCGCATGCATGCAGATCTCGCCGTCCCAGAACATCCATCCCGATTCGGGCATGCGAGGTCCGAGATAGTAACGAGAATATTCATCACGGAATCGTTTGAAATCACTATGCTCGGTATCTATCAATACGAATCCACTTTCAGCAGTCACCACCAAGCGATCTTCCACTGGACAGCTGACATCAAACAATGCCACGCAATGATCGCCCAGCGCACGATCTAGATTGTGAGATTCAAATGGCCGCATGGTAAAACTATCTGCATCAAGCCAGCATATACGGCCTTGGCTGTGATTCATCATATGGATCCATGCCAGTCCTTTTTTCGTATAACGCTGTGTGTGCATGCTTGCCCAATAAGGCATCAGAGATCCTGAATTCTCAGAGATATGATTGAAATTTTGTCCGCAACAGGACTGCCAGTTCCTTATTTCCAATCGAGGATCTTCTGGCAAATCTATAGCATCTTCGAGATAAATCACCATCTTGGCATCCTGAGGCCAATGGTGCAACCACGAGGCCAGCATCTCTGCAGCGATGACATCATATAACCTGCGATTGAAACTGGTAAAACAAGTCCAAGTGGTGTTCATGCACGCACCATCCGCACAGCCGGTCCGTCTATAGAGAGCCATGGCGCATGCTCCCCAAAATATTCATCGCAAGCACGACGACAACCGTCCCAAGAATAGTAGTCATCGACGATGATGGTACCGCCCGGTACCACGCGCGGCCACAGATGCTCCAACTCCGCCTGGGTGCTGGAATAGAAATCGGTGTCCAATCTCAGCACTGCTATCTCTTCAGGCAAATCTGTCACTGGCAAAGTATCCTCGACTGGACCTTGTACATAGCGCACTGCCTGGTCGGGCCGGCGATACTGATCGATGTTGGTCTGCACTTCTCCAAGCTCGGCTCTGCACCACTGGCGTGGTCCGCGCTTGCGATAGGCCGTGGTCTCCCGTGCGTGGTTTCCGCGACGGATATCATGGGGACCGGGTTCGGTCATGCCATCAAAGGTATCAAACAGCCAGTGGGTGCGTGGCTGTGTGGTCGCTAGCAAGGCTGCGATCACATGACCGCCCCGCCAGACACCGCATTCCACGAAATCGCCCCGCACTGGCATTTTAGCAGCCCCTATGGTGGCCAGGAGATTGCGACCACTGGTCATGGTATAGGGTCGGGCGGTCAGCATGATATCCCAGTCGGTCATTTATATCGTGAGGCTATGCTATCGTTGGTGATATTGTCGCCGCCATAGAGATGCTGGATGGGCGTTTCAAAAGGCGCGTCTCTCGTCTTGCGGAACACAGCAGCCACCATGGGATCGCTCTCCCAAGAGTCAAGATCGAGTTTACCTCTATAGCCTTTGTTGCGTCCGAGATTGTTGACGTCTAGTTTATGCAAGTAAACAGCATCACTGGATGCTATCCATAGTTCTCGTAGTTCATATCCATTCTGATTGGCCAAGCAGGGAAAAAGATTGGGATTGTAATTGAAGAATCCGTGATCCACCCAGCGATAGAACGGCAGCACATGTATCATGAACCCGCCTGTTCGGCAGAGATCATGTGCGTTCTTGAACACCTGGTACTGGTTGAACACATGCTCACCGGTGCCGTTGTTGGTTACCAGATCAAACTGTTCCAGGAACTGATAGGTCTTGGGGATGTCCACGTTGAGATCCATGGCCACGGCATCGCGTTCGGTGTTGACATCTATGGCCAAATATCGCGTAAATCCCAGGCTGAGATACCAGTCTCGGGTGCCGGCCAGGGTGTCAGGCGGTGTGATGCCCAGCTGGAGATAAACCTCGCTCCGGGCCTTGCTGTTTTTTAGTGTTTGATTGCCCAGTTCGCACACGCTGGGTCTAGACTGGGTGAGCAGTTGTGGTACCACCGTGGCCACTGCCCGGGTTATTAGGTTGCTGAATCCCATGGTATTCCTCGTTCGATAAGATATTTATCTGGGTCTATATTGCTAGTAATTTAGGTAGGATGTGAGGCTTTTGTCGATCCAAGGTAGTACCAGATCCTGTTGCGCGAGATAGCCCCGTCGATTGATGCCTTGCGCAGCGGACTGGGGCAACAGCTGGCGTTCAGCTAGATCATACCAGCGTGTGCCAAGACCGGCCGGCCCATGCTCGCTGCGATAGACCACGGCGTGTATCCAGGCATCGTCCGGCTGCTTGCGAAAAAATCCACCCCGACAGTCCCAACCACTCACGGCCAGCATGTAGATCAAACTAGGCAGGGTCCAGTGATAATGGCAGCCATCCAGGGCTTCGAACTGCTGTCGGTTGCGCACCAGATTGATCGTCTGCGGCACGATAATGACCAGCATGCCGTTACGGTTCGTGCGCTCGCGCCAGCGCATGAGAGTATGATATGGCTGAGTGACATATTGGAAACTATCGTGGCACCATAGGAGATCAAAACGCTTGGTCGGCAAATCCATGTCAGATTCGAAATCGCGCGACCTATAGGTTATCAACGGATGGCGGGTGATACAGTGTTCGGTGCGATCAACTCCGGTACACCGAATGTTGAGTGGACGTGGATTATCTAGATCGCGCGTGGTGCGTGTACTCCACCACAGCATGTCCTGGCCAGCACCGCATCCAAGATCTAGGACAGTACCCACACTCTCCATAAAATCGTCAAACTCATACAATGTGTTGAGAGTCTCGAGACTGTGTTCATGACTTTGCCTGGGCCCGTCAAACCATGGTTTCATACCTGGATGTCTTCCATGCCTGCGGTACGCAAGCGCACAATGTGACCCATCTGCCACTGCTTGGTATCCAGGCCTTTCATGATACCCAGCCAGCGATTGCGCAGGAGAGCTACTTCATTGATGATGGTCTCCATGTCGATCACTTCATCCTCGCCGTCCACATACTTTTCGGCGGTGCGATCGCTCAAGGCACGAGCATAGTGTTCCAGATACTTCTGGAAATGTCTGCGGCGTATCCGCCTCAGCTGTATGTTGAGATAGTTCAGGATGGCTTCTATCTCTTGCAACTGATTGAATCTGTGCTCGGTTATGCCAGGCAGTTCTTTAATGTTGGCCTCCACGTAACCGCCGATCCTGCACTCGCGCTTGGCTTCCGCTAGTTCGTGTTCATAGTGTTGGATAAAATCAGGAATAGCAGACAGGCTGGCAGTGACACGGCTATACCACATGTTCGAACTCCTTGATCAACCACGGAAAGGTCCACTTGAGCTGGCAAGCGGTAGCAGTATGGATAGGAAAGTATTGATCGGTCATTGCATCCAACATTCAAAAGATCTAGGGAACACTGATAGATCCAGAGAACGGCGCCGGGCGAATTCTTTTGCATATGATCGGAAACTCTGTATCTGCATGCCAGTAGGTTGCAACTCCAGAGCCGGGTAAACAAAGTCCGGCAGTCCAGATTGGCTCTTGAGATGCTGTTTGCTGTCATCGTCTATGACGTGGATTGATAAAAAATCAGGATCAGTGCAGGGCTGGAAGTTGATGGGTGTGCCTTGGGCCCACTCTATAAATTGTTTGAGCCCGAACATGGTAAGATTAGTCACGGTGGAATTGAATTCATATGTGATAGAAGATCGCTGCAGCGATTCTAAGTTACGTGAGAATCTATCCCAAGAATTACCAAATCTCACAAATTCATAAAGGCTGCCAATGCTCTCCACACTGATCACTGCGGTAACATTGTGGCTAAATTTTCCTATTTTTCTTTCAAAGCGTTTTTCATCTACTCCGAACCCCGAAAATACTTTGACAGGTATGTGCTCGGGAATAGATGTAATCAAATTGGTTAGTCCAAGGTACAGGAGCGGTTCGCCTCCCGTGATCATGATTTTTTCGATGGGTGATTCATGACACAGTGCCAGCACTTGATCGATCAACTGACGTCTTTTTGATGATGTCACGATATCTTTTTGTCCGATAGTGGCCAATATCCTATCGACATTGTTCACCGTGAACCTATCATCTGCTCGATCGACTGTGTAGGTACCATTTTGGACAATGTCCCTGGTCCAGGCTTTGCTGTAAAACTTACAACAATACACGCACGTCATGGTACAATCAGTTCCCACGATCAAATTTAGGATTCTCGGTACCGATTCAATGCTGGTATGAGTCAAGACTTGGCCTTGCATGACCGTGCGCCTGCTGGGCTGATTTTGCGACTCTGGCTGCCAGCACGCTGCTTCACAGCTGGCCACAGGTTCATTTGCCAGCATCATCTTTCGTTCATGATGCAAAGTAGGTGTGTTGAAAATCTGACCAGGACGATCAGCCAACCATGCGAAATCCACCGATTGTGGCGTGGCAGCACAGCAACTGAAAGTTTGGAACTTTTCTAAATCTATTGATAACCACCAGAATTTTTGGTTACAGTAGTAATTTTGCATCAGTACTCATCGTCATAATCGTCCTCTTGGTCTTCCTCAAGATCTTCATCTTCCTTGAGATAATCTGACAGTGCACGTTTGACATCACTATCGCCTTTGAATGATTGTTTGATATCTTCAGCATCAAAATCGTTATCGATCAACAGGCTAACCAAACTGTCCGCTGCTTCTGAACGGTCAGCAGTGCTGATGTGACGTTTAAGTTCTTGCCAGACTTCGTGTACGATATCTACTGCCATATCACTCCTCCTCTTGGGCGTCGGCAGTACTTACCTCGGTCTTCTGATTTTGGAAATCTCGCATGACCCGGTCCAGGCAGCCATCTTCGTTTGATTCCCAGCCTTTGCGGAAATGTTTGATGATCTCACCATCTGAAGTCACGAACATCAGCCGGTTGCCATCTTTTTTTAGCATGCCTTTCTTTTCAGCAAGATCGGTCAGGCCCGAGTAGGGATTCATTCCAGTCTCGTACGGTATCTTGACCTGCACGCCCTCGAAAGGTTTGGCATAGCGTGTTTTCATTACTTTACATGCCGATCGTATGCCCATGACGTCAGAAATCTTGTTGCCGTCCTCGTCCTCTTTGAGTTTGAGTTTACGCATGGCCACCACGATCGATGAAGCGTAGATAAAACCTTGGCCGCCTGAGATCTTGTCGTCTGGATCAAACATGTCCTGGCTGGCGTAGGTGTGGTTGGTACAGACCATGCCTACGTTGTAGTTGCCGAACATGTTCACGCAATTACGCACCAGCGCGGTCAGGCTCTTGGCCTTCCTACCAAGGTCACCCTTCATATCTCCTGCTTCAAACTGGTTCACATCTGTGGGTGTTAGCAACATTCCCAGGCTGTCGATCACGAACAGCACCTTGGGGCGCTCTTCGCCCGTCAAGCCCTTATAATCGGCCATGAATGTTGAAATAGTTTTGGCTACATCATCAATCATGGCCATGCTTAGTTTCAGCAGTTTCTTCTCGTCTGTGTCCACGCCCAGGGCATGCAACCATGCTTCGTCCAGCGCGTTTTCCGTGTCAACCAGAACAACGAATATGCCCTGTTCCTGTGCGTGCTTGATGATGTTACCGGAGCAGATGTAGCTCTTGCCCGCTCCTGACTCGCCCGCAAACACAGTGACCTTGCCTAGTGGCACGCCCTTGTGGAAATCGCCCGAGATCAAATAGTTCAGGGCGTAATTGCCAGTAGAGATCCAGTCTGTGGGATCGTTGAAACCTATAGAAAGTCCATCGATTGACTTGGTGATTTCCTTGCGAAATTTGCTTACATCAAAAGGTTTGGCCATTATGGTCCTTGGTTAGTGTAAATGTATGCTAGCTCTATTGCCAGCTTTTGAATTGTGGTAGAGTAAAGTTCTATAATGCTTGAGATTGTGCTCTAGGTCAACTGCATTGGCAATCGGGATCTTGGTAGTGATGGGAGTCACATCGAGATTCTTGCACCAGGTCAAAAATTCTTGGCTATAAGGTATGGTCTGCGGTCGGTCAAGATTAATCTGGAATGCCAATTCAAAAGTTTCGTAATTGTAATGATCCTCACACTTTAGATCAGTGTCCCAAAATTGCCACTTATTGTAGTATTGCCGTCCCACATAAGTGTAGGCAAAGCCGAAATTTACAATGTCATTGTTGCTTATCATGGTTTTTTGAAACGGATTGTCAAACACTTGCCATTTTTGATCTGACTTGAACTCGATGTTTCCAGCAAAAAACTGTTCCAGTCTATGCACAGTCATATTGACTTCTTCGTAGGGAAAAATATATCCCAATTTTTTCATTGCTTCGGCGAGTTTGATCTGACGGATGTGGTCGGGATATTGTTCATGCAAACGCCAGCCTAATCTACTGGTTTTTAGATTAGACGAAAATCGTAAATCTTCAATATTGATCTCATTACGCTGAGATAATACCCATTGCTCATGCTGTTGATTCAGGAACTGTTGATCAAGATAATCTAACCGATTGTTCTTTTCATCAAATCTTGATCCGCACAGATCTGACATGACAGAATTTGTCACGGTTAAAGCATGGTGTATATCATCCAAATAGCGATCAATCGATCGACTTATGTCTGCTTCGTCTGTGAAGCTATTGCAGTTTTTTTGTTGAACTTGAGAGACAAAGTATTGCAGAATATCATGATTGTACAGGATATCAAATGCTATTGAATCACCTGTGTTGTCAAATACTAATGAAAATTTCATTGATTTGTGTGATATGATAAGCGTGCGGGGTCAACCCGCACGCTGTTGTACATCAACCTTTATTTTGCCGAGCGCGGATCATGGCCAGGATGTCTTGCGCATTCTGACCACCTGCTGCTGGTTTGGTCACTGGTGTGGTGGCCGCCTGAGCATCGTCCTCGTCGAACTGACTGGCAGCGGGTGCTGCCTTCGCTGCAGGGGCGACCGGGGCCGGTGCGGCTTCCTCATCTACAACGGGCGCCGATGTGGATGAAGCAGATGGAGCCGCTATGCCGGCCGGTCTAAAGTATTGACCCCAACGCTCGGGATCATAAGGTTTGCCATCGACCGAAGCTTCGAACATCTCTTTCATTACTTTGAGTTCCACTTCGGTTGGGCGTTTGGGCAGGAAGTCGTTCAAGGTGAACAAGCCGTGAGCCTGCAGTGCGGCCTGCTCAGCCTCGGTCAGAGCCGTCTCTTTCCTACTCCACTTGCTGGTATTGTAGTCCGCATAGCCACCTTTGGAGGTCTTGGTGATGCGGAAATCCAAACCACGCATGAGGTCGGTGGGCAGCTCTTCCAGTTCTGGATCCATGAGCGCGGCCTTGATCAGGGTGAAGATCTGGGGACCGATGATGAATCGCCGGATGGGATTCTCTGGAGTGCGGTCTTCCGTTAGCGGATTCTCTCTCACGAAGCCTTGCATGATGTAGCTGCGTTTTTTCCAGTACTTGCGACCCATGTCTTCCAGGGCCTTGTCTTTGAACCACGTGCGCACTTCTGCCAGGATTGGGCAGGCTTCGCCCCACATCTCCACGCAGGGTACCTGTACCTGTGTTTGCTTTGAGTCCATCTCGCCTTTGATGCCAGCGAATGGCAGTTTGATCATGGCCCGCTCGACCCAGAAGAATGTGTTTTTTGGATCGCCGTCTGGTAAGAATCTTACCACGGCCGAGTGCCCTTCTTCCATGTTCCAGTGGGGGTAGATCGCGTTGTCGCCGCCAGATGATTGACCGCCTTTGTTCGACTCTGCGGCTTGTAGTCGAGCGCGGATTTCTGCTAAAGATGCCATAGTTGATTGTCCTTTCGTTGCCTATGTTTACTGCTGCCTAGTGTACTGCTTGCCTATTATGTACACTCAAGAATCAGTGTACATGCTTTATTTAGCGAAGTCAAACGAAAATGAGATTATTTTTGCCGTATTTCTAGATAATAGATCTGCGTGGGAGCGGCCCAGTCACAATAGCGCGGGCTGGTCCAA